CAGAGGTGAGCGAGGATCGGGTCAATGAGGCGTTTGACAGCGACATAAGGACAACGCTGGAAGACTGCCGGATCATCTTTGATGACTTTGACGGCATGCCAGAGGAAATACAGCTTTGCCTGGCAAACATGGCATTCCAACTTGGCAGGCCCACATTGACCAAGTTTCGGAAATCTGTGGCCTATGCAAATGACGGTGATTGGTCGTCCCTGGCAGATGAAATCTTGGACAGCCGCTGGGCGCAAGAACAGACGCCCCACCGCGCTAACCGCATCAGTGACCGCATTAAGGCAGTAGCTGATGGCTAGAAGAGCGCCAGCCAAGGGCAAGGCCAAGGTCAAGGTCACTGCCACAGGTAAGCGCGTCAGTTACGGCCAAGCTGGCAAGGCAAAGGGTGGCGGCCCACGGGTGCGACCTGGCACCAGCAAGGGCGACAGTTATTGCGCTAGGTCAGCCGGTCAGATGAAGAAGCATCCCAAGGCTGCACGCAATCCGAATAGCCCGTTGAGGCTATCTCGCAAGCGCTGGAAATGCGCTGGTAAAAAGTCGCGGAGATAATCCATGAAAATGAAAACACTGACGGCACGGCAGCAAGCCGCGCTGAAGCGTCATGGCGTCCATCACACAGCCAAGCACATGACAGAGATGCGGAAGCTGATGCGTGGCGGCAAGACATTTACAGAAGCGCATCGGGCGGCGATGCGTAAAGTTGGAAAGTGAGGAAGACATGCCAGGAATGATGAAAAAGCCAAAGGTGATGCCAAAGCGCAGACTGACTAAGGCGGCTGCAAAGAAGAAAAAGCCAGCAATGCGCCGGGGTAGAAGGGGTATGTCCTACTAATGGCACCCCGCAAAAAATCATCGGGGCCGAAGCCGACAAACCCCAAGCTTTATGCAACCGTGAAAGCAGCAGCCCGGCGCAAGTTTGATGTCTACCCATCTGCCTATGCCAACGCTTGGTTGGTCCGCGAGTATAAAAAGCGTGGCGGCAAATACAGCGGAAAGAAACCCACATGAGCCTGACCAAATGGTTCAAAGAAGACTGGGTTGATATCAGCGCACCAAAGAAGGGTGGCGGCTACAAAAAGTGTGGCCGCACCTCTTCAGAGCAAAACAAACGCGGGTATCCCAAGTGCGTGCCAGCCGCAAAGGCAGGGCGCATGAGCAAGTCGCAGATCAAGTCTGCGGTGTCACGCAAGCGGTCTAAAAAGCAGGGTGTTGGTGGCAAGCCGACCAATGTGGCGACCTTTGCAAACAGGCGGAAAGCACGGGCGTAATCTGTCCCAGTTTGTCCCAGTTTTCTGGCTACCAACGCCTACCAACGGCAACCAAAATGCCCCAAAAATACTAGGTTTTTACCCTAAAATACCTGTTAAAACCGCCCTTTCACGGCGGCAACACGAGTTCGAATCTCGTACGGGATGCCAACCTACAACCCAAGTATAGCTTCAAAAACAAGCCCTCGGCCTTAACCGGCTGGGGGCTGTTTTTCTGTGTTTGTCCCAGTTTTGTCCCAGTTTTATTTGTACTGTTTGACTTTTTGTGTCAATATAGTGGTAGTTAGAAATCAAACGGGAGCAAGTTTATGAGGGATTTATCTGTAAAGTTTTGGGAGAAACGCGGCCACTGGGTCATCAACGCTAATCGCGTCGGCTTAGACACGAAGCATGGTAATTTTGAATCGCGTGAAGCGGCAATGAAAGAAGCTGAAAAACTAAAAGCGCAGTTTGTCCTTGGCCAAGATGTTGAGGCTAAAGCCAAGCCGAAATTGTTTTCAGTCTGTGACGCACTTGACGATTACCAAGCTAACCAGGCGTTGCTGCAAACCAAGTCGTATTTTGATGCACAAAAGTACAACCTTGGATTGCTGGCCGCCGTCAAATTCAAAGGCATCCCAGTTGGCAAACATCAAATGGAACGGTTAGGCCGAAAGGCAGAGCGTGAAGATTTCAGGACGTGCATTCAATTAGCAATCACAAGTGAAGGCAAAAGCGTTGAGACTATGCAAACCCGTCGTAAGCATTGGTCAAAGTTTTTCAAGTTTGCGGCTGGCAAGGGATGGATCGACGCGAATCCGATTGAAGACATCCAGCTTCCCAAGCCCAGCAAAAAAGATGTACGCGCTCCAAAAGTGCAGCCCGGTTTTATCGCTTGGCTGCAAACTGACGCGCTCGACGCGCACGCTGCCGCTTTCAAAAAAGCAGCAGAGAAAAAGTTTAAACATGGTCAACGCAACCATCTGACGATCAGCCCAGCAAAGCTGGAATTGATGATCCTGCTGTCAATCACCACCGGCCTGCGTCAGGGTGAGTTGCGTGCCCTGCGCCGGTGCGATTACTCACCAAACAGACAGATTATTTCTATCCGTGGTGGTATAGACCACGGTACACAAACGATTGGCCGTGCAAAAACTGAAGAGGGGCAGGATCGCGACATTGAGGTGCCGCAGGCAGTTTGTGCGATGCTGGATGACTTGCTTGAAAAAAGCAGATTCCAAAATTTTGATGACCTAGTGTTCCCGTCAACAACTGGCACGCCGCTACGCAAAAACGACTTCAGTGAGGCCATCAAGCCCATGCGTGCAGTGTGCCCCTTCAAGGATGAAGAGACTGGTGAGCCGTTGCATTTTTTATGGGCAGACATGCGCCACGCATTTGCCAGCAACATGATCAATCAGCTTGGTGCAAACTGGGTCGATGTATCAGAATCAATGGGCCACACAAACCCAGAGTTTACCAAACGGCGTTACGGCCATTACATCGAAGATGAAGAGAAAAGCCAGCGTAAGCGTGACGCTGCTGGTGCGGTGTTGGTAAACAGAAAGGGGCGCTAGTGCGCCCCTCTCACAATGTCCCAGATCCTTTGCACCCAGTTCTTGGGCGGCGGTTCAATGCTCACCGTCTGCCGTTTCGCGGCCCATATCCGTTTCATTTTCTTGCTGTGTGCGGCACGCTTTTCAGGCGTCCACGCTGCTTTGTGCTTGTTCATCAATCCCACCTAATTTCACAATTTCGGCACGCGGTATGAACCACCGTGAACCATCTTGAATGGCCGCTATCTGGCCATCCTTTATCCAGCGTCTGACGCGCTTCCGGCTGGCCTCGCTGTAGCCTTCACCGAATAGTGCATCACACGCCTCTCTGACCGTCAGCAGAGCCTGCCTAGCCATTTTTCGCAGCCTCATAGCCAGCCGGTGGCGGCGGTGCGTCAGGCACGCTTGTATGGGGTGGCGGTGCCGGTGGTGGTGGGGGCGGCGGTGCATAGGCTGGTGCAGGCGCGACAGCTTGCTGCGCTGGTGCGACGTCATTGAGCCATAGCCGCGATCTGGCCACACGATGAAATGTGTCACCAACTTTGACCTGTATCTCCAAACCAGGCTGCTGTTTGAAATCGTCTTTGTTCTCTTGGTAGTACGCATCAAGACGCGATTTCAGATCAGGGTCAGTGATGTTGAACCAAAAACTGATGCTCATGTTGTCGTCGATTTCGACACCACGAACCAGTTGTACCTTTCCGGCCTTATATTCAGGTGCTGCCATTTTGAATGTCCTTCTCTTGTTTTTTCCAGAACGCATAAAAGCGGTTGTAGTCGGTATCATTTGCCAAGTGCATGGCAACCAACACAGGGTTCATCTCACCGATCCAAGTGTTCAGCCTGGTGAGTGATTTGAATGTTTTCATTTTGGCAATCAGCGCATCCAGATCGTAATCAGCGGCTGGCGCTGCATCTTTTACGCCCACGCCATCACTTGGTGCTGGCTGATGAAAGTCAGGGTCATCACGCTCACCTGTTGAGATGAGCAACAGCGCACGCAGATACTGCTTCACGGCATAGGACTGGGCGCTGCCGCTGGTCTGTGCGCCCGTCAGGGGCAACATGACATCCATGCCGACAGGATCGGTCTTCTCGCCTGACACATGGCCCATGCCGATTTTGTATGAAAATTTCGCCCACAGTTTTGAGTTGCCTGCGCTAAACGTCTCTGTGCCAATGCTATCAACTTGCGGGTGCAGACCATGATCAGCGCAGATCGGGCGGCACATATCCAGAAACGCATCCACAGACGCAAAGCTGTAGTTGCCGTGCTGGTTGCGATCACCTTTAGCCAGTTTCTGCACTTGACCCATAGCTGCATTGATTGCGGCGTTGATCTTTGATTGATCACTCATTGTCACCCTCTACTGATCGCGTGTTGAACAGCCCTGGATGGGCTGGGTTGTGCTTCATCCACAGCCGCGCGTAATACGGCTTGTGATGATCGTTGATCTTGAGCGCCTCACCATCTGGCCTGGCGTCAATGATGTTGATTGTGGTTTCCCACCGGATGCGTTCCATGATCATCTGTGATCCAACACGCTTGTGGCCCTTTGCAATCGCCTCGCGGGTGAATCGATCCCATAACTGGTAGACCATCGGATTGGCCTGGTGGAACGCCAGAAACCGTGCTTCACGCTCGTTACGCGGTGCCTGCATGGCTTCAAACAATGTGGGCTGGGCGTTCATGTCATCACCAGGTCAAGCAGCACCAAGCAGCACCACAGGCTGAAGACGCCAAACAATGCGCCAATGATCAGGCCGCACACGCGCAAGGCTTCCCGCCAGACGCTGTAGGGCCGCAGTGGTCGGCCAGCTTCATCAACGTGAAGCCACAACAGGTTTCTTCTCATCTGAATCCCCATAGTTTTTTCGCCTCTGTCAAAACCTCTGGGCGCATATCCCACGCCCACATATGTCCAAAATCTGGTTCAATCAGGCGCAGCATTTGCTCCACTGAATCGGCAGATTTCAGGATGTTTTCGCGTATCGCGCATTTGGCTGTGATGTGATTTAGGGCGGCTTGCAGCCCGTCGTTGGTCAGCCTGTCGCTGTTGTCAGCGTGCATCACGCGGTAATCTTTTGCGTTGGCATATACAATGGTCTGCATCAGGCCGGTGCCAGCCCAGTATCCTGCAACCTGGCTTGTATGTGACCAGTCGGGCTGTGTGGGCAGGCTGGCAGCACGCTTGCCAGACTTGGTGTTGGCAGCAGCGCTAGACCATTTTGTTTTGAGTTCGATGCGCCGCGAGAAATCTGGGAAGCCACTGTAAGGCAGTTCTAACCCTGACAAGTTAGTAAAGATTTCAGATTCACCCTCAATGCGATTCAGCCCGTAGTGTGCGTGTGCTTCCTTCACGCCTTCAATGGCATTGGTCAGCACATCCGCAAACTCTGCGCGGTTGACCGCCAGCTTGCGTTCATCCTTACCATCATCCCAGGTGCGCGGCTTGTATTCATCCAACCGGCTCATACCCTGCCGGATGACAGCCTCAATGGTGTGGCCGTCAATCAGATGTAGGTTGGCGCAGTCCTGCACCACACGCCCTGCCAGCATGTTGGCATTGTCATCTTTGTATAAGTTTATCGTAGCTTTTGCGGCCTGTACGTCGCCCACCTGGTCGCCTTTTATGACCGCCCAGGCTTGGGACACCTTGGGACGGATTACGCACTTTTCGAACAATGTCCGGCAGATTGGACGTGATGCCGGATTGCTGTGATGAAAATAGTGCTTGTCAGCAGCCCATTTGATGGACGGTGGTAACGACATAAAAAAACCTCAACAGAAATAGCTTCCTGTTAAGGTTTATTGGCGATGACATCTAATGTCAATCGTGTTGTGTTAAAAAATATGCGTTATAGCAATGGCAAGCCCTTACGTTTGCGTCTATCGTTCATGTATTGATACATCAGAGTAGTGCGCTCCAGTGCATATGGGTTTTGTGATGATTTGATTACTTCAACACCTTCAAGGTCAGGACGCATAATGTAACGCAAAATTGGGGCAGCCCATTCCAGTTCAAGGTCGGTTTTGATGTCGTTGCTGTCACCCTGACTTTGTACCAACGAATATTTGTGACTGCCGGGTTGGGGGTAGAGGATACCTCGCTGTAATTGTTCGTCTGAAGTTCGGACCAAAGATAAGTTCATTAATGCGTGTTTGCTCACTGAGCCAGTCAAACACACGCTTGCATCCCAAATTTCGTAGCAGCCATCCATGACTTTATAACGACCTTGATATTCTGGGTGAAATTCAAGGCGACAAGCGCTCAAATTTACATCATGCGATCCGTGAATATACAGGCATTCTGCCGTTTCCGGCGTCAGTGCGTGTGTATATTCAAGCCAGCTTAAATCATCTTGGCATGTTGCCGTGCCAACAATAGGTATCGGCTGCGACTTGAACATGATGTCAAAGGTGGTGCAACCCAGTATTGCCGCATAATCTTTAATGTCTTGCATCGACATATCGATTTTGTCGTGGGAGTGCCTGGACACAGTTTCAGGGCGCACACCTTTTTTGAGTGCAATCGTTTTATTGCTCTCTTGCGGGTTGTTCCGCAGATACTGTGCAATCATTGCGCGTAAGTTGTTCTCAATCATGAACATGAGCATACCACCCTTTGACATTTAAAGTCAGATATATTTCATGTAATGATATTTACATCTAATGTCAAATGCGTTTATATGTGACGCATGACACTTGATGAATATCGCAATGAAAAAGGCTGGTCCTACACTAAGCTGGCACAAAAGACGGGCTGCGCTCATGCAGCAGTGGCGCGTCGTTGGTGCCTGCCGCCGGATCATCCCAATTACTCTGTGCCTGCCACACGCTTCATGCGGGTCATCACTGACATGACTGACGGCGAGGTGCAGCCCAACTCATTTTATGCCTTGGCCGATGACAGAGGATGAACTGCAAACATATGTGGTTCATTGGCTGCAAGTAGCCCTGCCGCTGGGCAGTGTGTTTCATCACAGCCCGAATGAGGGCAAGCGTCACGTTGCATACAAGATGCGCCTGAAGAAGTTGGGCATGGCGGCTGGCTGGCCTGATCTGGAAATCTTTGTGCCTGAAACTGGTTGGCGTGATCCGGCTGACCAAGGGCCGATTATGATTGAGTTGAAGCGCCCGAAAGGCGGCAGCTTGTCAGCAAACCAGAAAGACATACAAGAGCGCTTGAAGTGTTGCGGTGTTTATTGCGTCACTGCCAAGCGCCTGGCGCATGTAGAGGCGTATTTAAAGCCGTTACTGCATCTGCGTGGCACCAGCCAGGCCGACATTATCAGACAGATGTGTGAGGCAGAAGGTGGATAGGGATCAGTTCGATGCACCGCGCACTGTCCGCGTCATGCGCCACCCTGGGCTTTGGGAAGAACTGCTGGAGTGCCAGCAGTGTCTGGGCCAGGGCGTTTGCGAGATTGAATATGGACGGCCTGATTACAGGACTGGCAGCGGATACATAGACACACGCAGCGGCGAGTGTCCTGCCTGTGACGGGCAGGGCTATGTAGAGGATGTGGCTGATGAATGACGCAGCTTTACAAGCCGGTTTGAAGATCATCGGCCACAACAAACGCGGTGATCGTGAAAAGGACGATTTTTATGCGACACCAGCGCCCAGCACAGAGGCGTTGCTGTCTGTCGAACAGTTTGAGGGCGATATCTGGGAGCCATGCTGTGGTGAGGGTCACATCTCCCGTGTTTTGCAACACGCTGGGTACACAGTGCAAAGCACAGACTTGGTTGATCGTGGTTACGGCACGCCCCGTGTTGATTTCCTGATGGAAACGCAGGGTTGCGACAACATCGTGACCAACCCGCCATACGGGAAGCTGGCGTTGCAAATGGCATCTCATGCCACGCAGTTGGCCAGCCGCAAAGTGGCCATGCTGTTGAAGCTACAGTTTCTTGAAGGCATTGAACGCAAGGCATTCTTTGCACACACACCGCCTGTTCGTGTGCATGTTTTCTCAAGCCGACAAAGCCTGATGAAGAATGGTGACGATTACAGCGGTGGTGCTGGCGGCATGATGGCTCTGGCCTGGTTCATCTGGGAAAAGGGGCATCAGGGCGACACGGTGGTGAAATGGCTATGACCCGCACTGAAGCCTTGGTAGATGCAGATCGTGAGATCAGCCGCCTGATACAGGACGGGTGCGGTCTTTTCTATATTGCAGAATTGTATGGCGTGCCGGTCAGGCGTCACAGCAGCCGCTGGTTTGACAGCATGGATCGAGCGCACTTGGCGTTGCCAGGCTATCTGCAAGGCCAGCCAGGGACGCTTACACTGGGCTATCTGCGTGACGCGCTGGCAGACATAGCGCAAGGCATAGCCGTGCAAGATGCGGAGCGTGCAGCATGATTCAGCAGGGTGATGGCACGTTTGCCAAGCGCGAGAAGCTGGGCCAGTGCGTGCGGTGCGAGGTCAGATTGATTGATGGTGTGTGTCAGGCGTGCGGCCTGGCTGTCAGCAAAATCCCGCGCCAGACAAGCGTGATTACTAAACTAAGCCATGACGCTAAGCCAGAAGGCTATCGAATACATGAATTAAAAAGTGAAAACAAAAAAGGCCATGCTTGAGAAGCATAGCCCTGCGCTAAGAGATGATTCTAACAATGGCCGAAAATCCGTCAAGCACAAAATCGCAAGCTGAACAGATTCAACGACTTATAAGCAAATCTGTTAAACACACCAATTTCAATTACAGGTGTGTCGCCACCAAATTCAAAGCAGACAAGTGGGTTGCAAGGCAGGACAAGGTCTGGCGTCGATGCAGGCAAGATTGGTCTGTAGAGGCGTTCAAAGAAGCACGTCAGCGCTACTGGAAATGGAACCAGTTTCAGCAGCGGCAGTTTATTGAACAGATGGAGAAGGCGCATGAGCGACGTTAACGGACTACATGATCTGTTCCTAACAGCAGCCGAAACGGACAGGCGCATGCCGCCGGCCATGCGTAAACAGAAGCTGTCATCATGGCCAGACTATCCGCTGGACTGGCACGGTTATGGCTGGACACAGGAGGGCGAGACAATCCTAAAGCCAACCAGCAGACAAATCACAGATTATGATCGGGCCATGCAGCTAACGATTCTGATGGATCAGGATGACCGCAAGCTGGTTTGGGCCGTAGCGCACAGTGCTGCCTTCAAGGCAAGAGGGGCTCCGTGGACGCGCCTTGCCAGGTTGTTGCAGCTAGGCACAGATGGCAGGGTGGTCAAACGCAGATACATGGATGCGCTGGTCCGTTTGCACTATAGGGCAAGGGCGTATCGATATGAGGTCTGATGCACATCTGATGATTTTTTATATCAAAGGTGTTGCCAAAGGCACGAAATCTGGTATCGTTTCGATATGCTGGCGCAACATATGGTTGCGTCAATGCAACCACTTTCAGACATTCAGGGATCGTTATGCGTAAGTACCAGCCAGCACTCGTTGATTGGCAGGCCATACAAGCACGCATAGAAGCTGGCGAGGGCTTCACAAGCGTAGCCAAGGACTTTGATGTCACAAGGCAGGCCATTCAGAAGCGCTGTAAGCGTGAGGGCTGGATCAAAGGCAAAGAACGCACGATGGCTGTGAAGCGGGAACGGTTCAGGCGCAACCAAGCGCTGCAACCAAGTGCAACCGCGCAACCTGAAACGCAACCGCAACCGGTTGCAGTAGCGCAACCATCAGCAGTGGTAATGGACCGCAATGACAAGCGCAGTGCAGCATTAGAGTTACTGCGCGATGGCGTGCCGCGTAAGCATGCAGCGCAAGGCGCAGGCGTGAGTGAAAGCACGCTGCTGCGGTGGATCAATGATGATGAAGGGTTCGGTG